AGGCCCAGGGCCTGCGCGCGGAGCAGCCAGTCGATGTACTTGTTTTCGAAATTGTCAGTTTGGGCGGACATGCTGGTCTCGTGTTCGGTTTTCGTTCAGCCGCTCGCAGATCACCGCGACCAGCTGTTCATCGGTGCGGCCGTCGACGTCTTCCGGAAAGAGGACGGCGCGGCCGCGTGTGGTTTCGACCGGGTAGCACCAGGCACCCGGGTGGACCGCCCACTCGCGCAGGTTGGCGAGCAGTGCGGTGGTGGCGGGCCCGATGCTCACCGCTTTACTTCTGACGAGTGGTTTTCTTCTGCTCGCCTTCGGCCGGCTCGATTGCTTCGAGCGCGACTGCCGAATCCAGCAACTCGAGCGGGCAGTCGTCGCCGACGCTGTAATCGACCGGATAAATTTCACCGTCGGGCACGCCGCGGAATGGTTTCACGAATTTCATAGGTTCTCCAAAAGAAAAGACCCGGCGTCTGCCGGGCCTCCGTGGGGTTTCACTTTTCGATCAGCCGATCTTCATGAACTTCATGCATTCCGGGTTTTCCAGGCCGCCGCCGACGCGCTTCGTCGTGTAGAACGACACGTACGGCTTGTTGGTATAGGGGTCGCGCAGGACGCGCACGCCGACACGGTCCAAGATTTTGTAGGCGCGCTTGAAGTCACCGAACGCGATGGCCAGAGCATTGGTGGCCACATCGGGCATATCGTTCACTTCAGCCAGCGCGTAACCAGCCAGCGTTGCCGGCTGACCTGCAACCAGCGACGGTTGCCAGATATAGTTGCCCTGGCCGTCCTTCAGCTTGCGTACCGACAGATGGGTATTGCGGTTCAGCCCGAACTTCGCGCCGTTGGTGAACGCCGCAGGCAGCGCATAAACCAGGTTCATAACCGCATCGGTGGTGATCGCGCCAACGGCGCCCGAGGCGATGGTAGCGATGCCGCCCAGGGGGTGCAGGTTGGCGCCACCGGCCGCGTAGGTCAGCAGGCCGCGGGGCTTGTTGGTGCCGTCGCCCGACACGAACGCCTTGTTTTCCTGGAAGGAAAACTCGGTATCGACTTCGCCGGCGAGCCACTTTTCCAGATCCAGTTCGCTGTCATCCAGCATCTGCTGCGTCGCGCTCGGGTTTGCATAGATCTCGCCCCAGCCGTATCCCTGTTCCGCAAACTGCGGCGTGTTGGTTTCCGGGCGGGCTGCGACCTCGCCGACCCAGCCGCTGCCGGTGCCGCGCAGGTTGATCAGCTTCTTGTAGCCGGCGCCGGAGACTGGCTGCACGGTGCACAGGTCGCGCATGGGCGACACGATCACGAGCTTGTCGGTGATGGTGCGGTCCCATTCGACGGGGACGGTAAAGCCGCCTTCAGCCGCAGCACCCTTGTTCAGCGATGCCTGGACTTCGCCGCGCTGCATGTGCGCCTGGAACGCATCGCTGTACTCCTTGTCCTTCAGCTGACGCTGACCAGTCACGCCGCCCATTTGGGCTGCGGCCATCTGCGTGTTGGCCGTGTCGATCGCCGCCTGCAGTTCGCCGATCTGCGCGTTGATGGCGTCCACCTTCAGCGCCTGCAGGGCGTCGTTGTTGCCCTTCTTGATTTCTTCGAGCTGCTTGGTGTGCTCGGTGCGGAAGTCGGCGAACGCCTTGTTCAGCGCTTCGACGGTCGCCTTGATGTCGATATCGGCGCGGACGTTGACGATGCCACGGGTGACGCCGGCTTGTGCGTTGGCGGCCAGAGCGGAGGCGATCAGCATGAGCGCCATGGATGGGTTTTTCATTTGCTGCCTTTCAGATTATTCAGGAGGGATTGCAGGGATGCTGCTACGTCTTGGCCAGCGCTCGGCGTGGCATCATTTTCAGCAGCGCCCGGCGTGCCAGAAAATAGGGATTTCAAGGCATCGCGGCGCACCGAGCGGGAGTGCCCCGCGCGCGCCATCGATGCCTCTACCAGCGCCAGGTACTTCTTGTTCCCCTGCGCCTTCGTGTCTTGCGTGATATTCGAGCGGTCGATCATGCCCGTTGCGAAGCCGTTCTTCACCGCCTGGGCGGCGCCGATCCAGGTCTCCTTGTCCATCATCTCGGCGGCCTCTTCGACCGATTTGCCGGAGCGCGCCGCGTAGACCTCGGCCATGGCCTGGTCGAATGGCGCCAGCTGCTCGGACGCGGCCAGCATGTCGTGGCGGTTGCCGACGGCGACCGCCCAGGCGTTGTGGATCATCAGGAACGCACCGTCGCCCATCAGGATCTCGTCGCCGGCCATGGCAATCACGGACGCCGCCGAAGCGGCCAGGCCCATCACCTGGATGGTCACCTTCGCCTTGTGCTGCCGCAGCAGGTTGTAGATGGCCACGCCTTCGAAGAAATCTCCGCCGGGCGAGTTCACGTTCACGGTCACGTCGCGCGCGCCGATGTTGCGCAGGATGGCGCCCATGCGACTGGCGGTGAAGCCGGAGCCGTCCCAGGACGCGCCGATCTGCTCATAGATCGAGATCGATTGCGGGTCGTCGCCGACCGCGGCGCACACGCCGGGCTCCCAGCGCTCGAGCGCGTCGGGGCGCATGTCGAACTGCGCCGCGCCGATGCGGGCGTCAGCCTTGATTTCAGGTAGTTGGAGCAGGGACATTCGTATTCCTTGTGATAGGGCTTTGCAGGGAGTCGGCTGCGGGTTCGTCTGACTTCGGCATGTCGAGCTTGTCGCGCACCTCGTTGCCCGTCATGTACGGCTGGCTGCCGCCCGATCCCAGCGCCTTGGCGAAGAATTCGGACTGGTCCTTGAGCGTGCCGCGCATCAAGGCGTGGGGGTTGAACTTCGCTTCGTAGCTGTCGCGCTCCTGCTCGCTCAGCAGCGTGTTTTCGATCGCGTCCTCCCAGATCTCGAACCAGTGCTGCAGGCCATACGCGATGAAGAAGATGCCCAACTGCTCGATGCCACTACCCCAGGATGTGTCGTCCATCATCAGCAGTGGGCGCGGCACGCCGAACGCGCGGGCGATTTCTTCGGTCTGGTGGTTGCGGCTTTCGTGGAGCTGCGAGTCCTGCGCGCTGTTCGCCCACTTCTCGGCCTTGATCCCGTCCTCAAGGACCATCCACTTATGCGAGTTCTGCACACCGGCATAGCGCTCTTCCAGGCTGTCGCGGATGTTCTTGATCTGCTGCTCGTCGAGTTTCTTCGGGTAGGACAGTGCGCCGCCGGCCAGTACGCCGTTCTTGAATACACGGCCTGCTGCCTTCTCTGCCTGGAAGGCGAGGCTGATCGATTGCTCCGCTTTCTTCACGCGGGACATGCCGACCAGCCCATACTCGTCGTCGGCCAGGTCCGCGATGTGCAGGATGTCGCGCGCCTTCAGCGTGACCTTGCCGCCGCCAGGCGTTTGATATTCGTAGCGAACAGTGAAGTCGTCGTTCATCTTCGGCTCGACCTTTTTCGAGTCGAGCGGGATCAGGCGGACGACCGTGTTGCCGCGCCAGATGACCCGGGCATAGGCGTTTCCGTGGATGAGCGCGCGCAGCTGCATGGTGCTCTTGAACTTGTAGGCGCCCTGGAATTCGTTCGGGCGCTGCTTCAGCACCTTGTAGAGCGGATGCCCGATGGCATGGGCCTTTGCCTCGCCGCGCTCCATTAGATTCAGGGGCAGCATGCCGATCGATTCGGAGATCAGGCTGATGCAACGCAGGATCGCCATGTTCTTCAGCGAGTTCTCAGGCGTCACCCTTTCGCTGCCGCTCGAGTCGCCACCGCCGCGCATGAAGTCGCTCATGCCGGAAGTCGCCGAGGCGGACACGCCGCTGCCATGCGAGAAGGCCTGAGCCAATATAGCTTCGGCCTCCTGCGCCGGCGACGCCCCGCGCCAGTGCGCGGTGGCGTTCAGTGCGTCGAATAGTTCCATGTATTCCTCAAAACATTAGGATGCCGCGGCTTTGATAGGCCGATTCGGTCGGCACCTCCAGGGTGTTCACCAGCCCGGCCGCCATCACCGCAGCGATGATCAAGTCGATGCGGCCGGTGGCCTTTGCCTTGTCGAGCTTGCGGTTGCCGGCGGCGTCCGAGTCGGTCACTGCGTTGCCGGCGCACATGGTCAGCACCTTGTGGCCGTTGTGCACCAGATCGCCGTTGAGCAGCATCGTTTCGAACTGCTCGATGGCTGGGCTCATGTCCTTGTAGCCCTGGCCGAATTCCTTCATAGGCGGCAGGGTTATGCCGTCGTCGACCGCCATCTGGATCAGGTCGGCCATCCGCCAGCGGTCATACGCGCACACGATGACTTCGAAGAAGTCGCTCAGGCCGGACAGCCTTTGCAGGATGATCCGCTTGCTGATCGCGCGACCTGGTGTCGTATCGAGGAAGCCCTCGGCCACCCACTGCAGATACGGCACTCGATCCTGGTCGGCGCGCCGCTGCAGGTCTGCATCCGGCAGCCAGGCGTAGGGCACCAGTTTCCAAGGCTCGTCCGCCTCTACCGGCTCGACCAGGAAAACCAGCCCCGTCAAGTCAGTCGTGCTCGCAAGGTCCATCGCCGCGATGGCGCGGCGGCCGCGCAGCTGCTCCACCTCGTATTCCCGCTTCGCTGCTTTCCAGATCTCGTGGCTGATCCACGGCGACTCGGCATCCGTCCACTGGCAGAAATTCAGGCGCCGGACGATGGCCTCCTTCG